GGATGAAACCACCCCTCCTTGGGTTTTTAATCCCAAGGGGGGTTTCATTTTAGTGAAATAGATGGAGAGTGTAGCTAACCGTGGAAGAGTTGAATCTAACCGAGAAAATAGAAATCTAACTTCTGGGTCTTGACAGGAGTTGGTATGAACCGCAGACTAGAGTTCGTTATGAGCTATTTACCGTCAGGAAAAACCCCTCGAACCATGTTCAGCCAGATGCCCCCGAAGCGGCACGATCTGGACCCGAGCAAGTCGGAGGTTCTGGCCTACATCGGCCAGGAGATGGGCTGCGACTTGGCGGCGGCGATACGGGCGTTCAATTCGATGCGGCATCCGAAGTGTCGGGTGCTGGTGTTCGACAAGATTGAGCGGCAGTGGAAGGGCTGCGAATTCCGACCGAGCGATGCGGAGACAAGCGAGCTTTCGATCATCCGCGAGCATCGTGCGTTCGAGCGGCAGTTGGCCGTTCTGAAGTCCACGGTGCGCCGCTTGCAGGATGATGTCGAAGACTTGAAGCGGAAGGTTGCGAAGCGAAGCAAGGGCAAGAGAGGTGATGAGAAGAATGTTGAGAGCGAACCGGAAACCAAGCAGGAGTCGCCATCGACTTACGATCTTGCCGCAGACCTAAAGGAAATTTTCGGAAACCAGTAAACCCCGACAACTATGGAAAACCAGCAATTCGTTACCGTCGAAAAATTCGATAAGCTCGCAAAATTCCTTGAGAAGATGTCGAAGCGTCTCAATGAAATTGAGGCTTCGAACAAGAAAATCCTGGAGCAAATTGAATCCGGTGGCGACACCGACATCGACACCTGGGAAGGCTTCGGCCCGAAACCCGAGCGGCAACCGTTCAATCCGAACGCTGAGACGTACACCCTGGAACTTCATCACGGCCCGTACACAATCCGACGCGACGACGGCGAATCCAATAAGGAATGGCAACGGCGCAAGGACCATCTCATGGACCAGCGCGTGACGTTCCTCAACGGCAGCGGCGCGAACGGAACACCGGAGCAGGTGGCCTACCTTCAGAGGATCGAAGAACGTCTCGGTCGAAAAATTTTCAACTTACCTCTTGAAACGACTTAAGACGACTGCTAACGTGTCGGAACAATTTTAACAGCGTTCAGGCTTAGAGCGCAGCGAGAATCTGCGACGGGGATTTTAGATTTTCACCCTGATTGAACACTTGAACGCTGTCGATTTCCCAACCAATGACCCAATGCTTTACATCCGCCGAAGCCGCCGACCGCTTGAGGATCTGCAAGGAGACGCTCCTTCGAATGGTCCGCGTGGAGGGTTTCTCTCATCGGAGAGTGGGTCGGAAGGTGCTTTTTACGGAGTCTGATCTGGCCGCGATTCTTGAATCGAAGAGCATGCGGGGAGAAAAGAATCCGTTCGCGAGAAAACAAAAAACGACAGTATCGGAGAACACAACCAATGAGCAATGCACTGACAGTAACGGTTCCGGCCCAGCAACCTGCTGAGCTGGCCAACCAAGTCCAAAGCGGTTCGACCGCTTTCTACGACCGCATCGACAGCCCGATGGAGGCTATCAAGCAGATGGGCGAATGGATTGCCCACTCTGGCATGTTTGGCTGCGTCAAGCCTGAGCAGGGCTATGTCCTTGCGATGGAATGCCTCGCTTCACGCCAGACTCCGTTGAGCTGGAAGAAAGAGAATCATTTGATCAATGGCAACATCACGATGAAGAGCGAGTCGATGCTCTCAGGTCTGATGAATGCTGGGTGGGATATCGACTGGATTCAGTTCGATACCCAGGCGGCGATTGCCGACTTCAGCAAGGGTGCGAAGAAGGTCCGGGTGTCATTCACCGCAGATGATGCGAAGATTGCCGGTCTAATCCCCGCAAAGCCGGGAAGCGGGTGGGCCAAGTTTCCTGCTGAGATGTTGCGAGCGCGTGTTATCAGCAAGGCGACTCGCATGCTCGATCCGCGAATCACGCAAGGTCGATACACGCCGGAGGAAGTGGCGGACTTCAACAATCCGGCTCCGACACCCGCCACCCCCACTCCGACGCGCCAGACGGTCAATGTGACGCCGGAATCGACCTTCTCACTGACAGACAAGCTGGAGCAGATTCTCGAACCGCATGCGGACATCGCCAATGCGTTCCTTCTTTCGAAGAACCTCATCAAGGAAGGTCAGAACTTCCGCGATGTCTCGACCAAGGTGGCCAACATGATCGTCTCCGATCCTGATAGCTTCCTCATCAAGGCCAAAGCGTTTTCAGCTCCTACAATCGAATAATTTAACCAATGAAAACCATAACTAAGAAAACAAATTATCGGGTTACGCTTCGTTGCGGAACCATTGCCGACTGCTCAACGAATGAAGCGGCATGTGAATTAGCTGCGAAAGAAGCCGGAAAGATTCCAGGCGTTGTTTGGGTTGGCGTTGAACACGACCAACACGTTGTTTGTGAAGCATGCGAGTGGCCGGTTGAGTCGGGGCGTTGCCTCAACGGGAAGTGCGTTCAATACCATCACTCAAAATGAGCATTCAAAACCGACACATCAACTGCGACATGCCAGCCGAGAAGTATCACGCCGTTGACGCTCTCTCAAAGTCGATGATGACCAAGATCCTCAAGTCACCGGCCCATTACAAAGCCGCGCTGGACGAGCATCAGGAGCCGAGCAAGGCGATGCAGCTTGGCACGGCGATTCACACCGCTGTTCTTGAACCGCATCTGTACTCACAGGTTGTCGCCGTGATTCCGCCGGATATCGACCACCGAACCAAGGAGGGAAAGCAATGGAAGGAGCAGCATAAGAGCCGCATCCATCTGACGCATGCCGAGGACATCGATGTGCAGGGCGTGGCCAACTCTGTTCGGCGCCATCCGTTCTGGGACATCATTAATTGTGAACACTCAATCGAAGCGAGCGTTTTTGCTGAAGATGCAGAAACCCAGATTCCATTGAAGGCCCGTCCCGATCTGTGGATTAAAGAACCAGCAATCCTGGTGGACGTTAAAACAACGGACGACGCATCGCCTGAAGCGTTCAGCCGCACCATCTCCACGTTCGGCTACCACATTCAGGCGGCGCATTATCTTGCGATGACCGGAGCAGAGTCTTTCATCTTCGTCGCTGTCGAACGTAAGGCTCCGTACGCCGTCGGCATCTATCGCCTCGACGCCGAATGGCTTCAGGCCGGTGAAAACCTTCGCAGGAAGGCAATCTCAACGCTCCACGAATGCCGCGCACTGGACAGTTGGCCAGCCTACCCAACGACGACCATCACACTTTCATGCCCAAAATGGGTGCTGAATAAATCCGAGAACTAAACCAAAATCGAAACCTACACATTATGTTCAAAGTCAACCGTAAGGACGCTGGAGGCAGTTACATCAATGCCGAAGGCGAGTACACCGTCACCGTGATGAAGGTCGAAGAAACGCTCGACGCGAAGGGCCGCGAGGTCTGCAAGGTGACGTTCGCAACCGATGACGGAGCGAGCATCGCTGACCGTTTCATCAACCAGGAGAACGTCTGGTTCCGCGTGAACCAGCTTGTCGCCGCGACGAACCACAACGTGCCGGATGGCACCGAAGTGGACTTCCTTGGAGTGAAGGGCAGCTATGCGAACTTCCTCCGTGGAATGATCGGTCTTGAGCTGGCCATTGTTGTCCGTGCTGAAGAATACGAATCCAATGGCGAGAAGAAGAAGGCCTATCGCATCAAGGCGATGAAACCCATCGCCACGACAGAGGCGGAAGAAAAGCCGTTCTAACCCAAACGCACGGAGGGGAGCGCATTCCGCGATAACGCTCGATCAATCCTAACGCATCCAATTCGCATCCATGAGAGTCAAACTTGTAGCTATCACCAAACCCCTTGTCGGCGACGGTAATCTGACCGCATCCGACTTCATCACGTTCGCCGCCCGTGTCAGCAATCCGTCGAATCAGATGAGCTTGCTCACCGCTCCAAAACTACTGGCCTACTGCATCAAACACGGCCATTGGAGCATCTTCGAACAGGCGAGCATGACCGTCGAGATTCAGACGAGCCGAGCGATATCCGCCCAGATCATCAGACACCGCAGCTTCTGCTTCCAAGAATTCAGCCAACGGTATGCGCCGATTGATGAAGCTGAACCTGTCGAACTCCGCACCCAGGATCTGAAGAACCGTCAGGCCAGTGGCGATACATACGCTCAGGACTGGGCTATGGACGCCATGGCCAAATCAATCGATCTGGCGTTCAAGACGTACCGCTCGCTCTTGCAGGAAGGCGTGAGCCGCGAAACCGCTCGCATGGTTCTTCCGCTCGCTACTCGAACAACGCTGTACATGACCGGCAACATCCGCTCATGGATTCACTATCTTGAGCAGAGGTGCGCTAAAGGTACTCAGCTTGAGCATCGCCGCATCGCCGAGTCTATCCGCGACACGATCTTCGCTGTCGAGTTTCCGCACATTCACAACGCATTGCAGGAGGCGAAATGAGCGATACACCGAGGACGGATGCAGCGTGGAAACCAGATGGAGGAGATGGTTATCCAACCGTAGATGTTGACGTAGCTCGACAACTCGAACGCGAACTCAACGTGGCGAAGGAGCGCATCAAGAACTTGGAATCTGCGCTTTGTACCGTCGAAAACATCGACAAGGTGAACGCCTATCAGGATCTTGAGAGTGCCAATGAGCGCATCACCCAACTAGAGCGAGAGAACGACGCTCTCCGCGCCGATCTGCTGCTGTGGCGTGAGCAGGAGGTGAAAGCGTGAACGTTCCAATCGGACCAGCGGCATTCATCTTCAAGCACAAACGAACCGGCCAGATCGTCGTCGTTTCCAACGAGCGATGGCATGAGTTGTACGACAAGAAGGAGGACTGGGAGATTACGGCAAGCCTCAACGCCTGTGGTGCTTTGCAGTACATCATCGACGCCAAACCGGCTGAGAGGAACCGATACATCAAGAGACTTACGGAATACCCATGACCTACTCACAAGCAGGCCAATTGCCTCACCATCAGTACTGCTTCGTTGAAGCATCTTTCCTCGGATTGTCCGAGATAGCATTCATCCCATGCGTCTGGTTCGGTCTAGTATCCATCCCCGGCAGGATGTGGGGCTGCACCATCATGCTCGAATGCGGAGCGGTCTATCGCGCCGTCCCACCCCACGCCATAGTGTTTAGCTCCGATCCAGAGCTTTTATGGACACCACAGCAAGCCCAGCGATGGGATTGCTACGGAACCGACTTCACCACCATCGAGTACACATTCCTCCGAGGACTCGAATGCCAAGTCAAATGCGCCGATCAAATCACCACCGGCGACTACCTCTTCACCGCAGCTCCCATCGGCGATAGCTGGAGCCGCCAACCCAACCAAGCCAAGGAATTCATGTTCATCCGAACCGATGGCGAACGACTCACCATCCAACCCACCGACAAGGTCATATTCATCGAGAAGTCATTCACCGAACCTCAATGGCCCACCGGCCTGCGAACCACCGACAAAATCTACACCTGCGAATGAAACCATGAAAAAAGAAAAGATGACGCGAGTTGTCACCATCGATACGCAGCTCCATGAAGACCTCAAGGAGTTCTGCAACCGCAACGGACTGAAGATCCAATTTGTCGCTCGGGAGGCGCTAAGGAAGTACATGGAAACTCAACATACGACGCAACCGTTGACTCCCTGCGCCGCTACCGCCCGATAGCGATTCGTACCGTGTGGTACGGACAAACCCCTCCGGCTGCTATGAAGCAGTAGTCGGAGGGGTAAATTTCCTAAAATTATGAATCTGAGAGAATACCAACAGAAAGCAGTAGAGTGGGCCAAAACTAGAGATGGCCTGATCATATCACCCGCAGGCAGCGGTAAGACATGGGTTGCAGCGTCGATCATCAAGCACTTCCACAAGAACGGGGCTGTCTTGCGATTCGGCTGGCTCGCACCAACCCGCGAGACATGTCAGCAAGCGCGCACTTCGCTCCGTGTTGCCGGTGTGCCTGATGAGATTGTGGATGTCCGCTGTCCACACGAGTCGGTGGACTTCAGCAAGAAGGACATGCTGATCGTTGACGAGGCGAAGCACAGTCCTGCCGCCGGATGGCGACGCATCATCGAGTCCTGTAACGGAGCGCGTTATGGCTTCGATGCCACGCCCTGGTGCGATGATGAAGATCGAAATGCGGTGACGAAGATGCTCTTCAATTATCGCACATACGAAATCAAACGTAGCGACATAGGCGATTCATTGGCCGACGCTTACCTTGAAATCAGCGATGCCACCGACCTCAACATCCAGCAGAAGATCGACGATAACATCGACCGACTGTTCACCACGCGCCGTCGGTACATGCGGATAACTGACGAAGAATTGAAACGCATGTGCGCCTGGGAGTCGCTTGTGGACATCGGCATCTGCCAGAACCGCGAGCGCAATCGGTACGCCATGAATTACGCGCTGGAGCATCTGGACATGCAGACCCTGATCCTCATCCCGCGCATCACGCTGGGCGAGGAGTACGAGGGCCAGATTCCGAATTCTCGGCTCGTTCATTCCAAGATTGGGAAGAAGGACCGACGCGCCTACATGGAGGAATTTAAGGCTGGCAACCTGCGAACCATGATTGCGACAAGCCTGGCCGACGAAGGACTCGATCTGCCGAATGTGGAACTGCTCATCATGGTGAGTGGCGGTCGGTCGTCGCAGAAGACGATTCAGAGGGCGAGCCGTGCATTGCGAAAAACAGAAACCAAAAACTGTGCGACAATCGTAGACTTCTCTGACAAGTTCCACCCCATCGGAGCGTTTCACGCCAAAAAGCGAATGAAATGCTACCGAGAACTAGGTTGCGTCTTCATCCAATGACAAACGAATCATCGCCAACACCCACTGAGAACACGGTACTTTTGATCGGAGAATTTCGAACGGTCAGCCGCAAGACAGAGACGAAGACCGGAGCATTGATGGTCCGTCGGGTCATCTCAATCGCTCGTCACTGGACAGACGCCGACGGTCGTTTCCGCGAGGAGTACGACGAGTTTGAAGTGTCGTCCTGGGGACAGGTTGCTGAGAAGATCCTGTCCATTGAGAGCGGTGCGCTGGTGCGGGTTAAGGGTCGTGTGAAAGTCGAGAAGTGGAGCGAGGGCGGTGAAACCAAGAGCGCCGTGCGTATCGCGGCGGAAAATGTAACGCTTCTCTGTTATTAACAATGAAAACGAATCAAACAATCATCGCAGTCGATCCTGGTGTTGGTGGCGGTTTCGCGGTGAAAACGGCTGATGGAATACTGCTGTTTCCGATGCCCGAATCATTGCCTGACATGGCGCAACTTCTAAGCGGCTTCAAGCTGTCCGACTCCCACTTGTGGATTGAGAAGGTTCCCAAGTTCGTGAGCAAGCTGACTCCCGCAGCAAGCGTTGCCACGCTCCATGAAAACTACGGCATCATTCAAGGATTGGCCTACGCTCAAGGCTATGCGCTTCACCGTGTAGAGCCGAAAGTCTGGCAAGATCCGCTTGGTCTTGGCGGTCGTAAAGCGTGTGCCACCGGACCTGAGTGGAAGCGAAAGCTGCGAGCAAAAGCTCAAGAGCTGTATCCGCATCTGGATGTCAGCCTTAAGAACTGTGACGCCCTGCTCATTCTCCATTACGCTCAAGGAGGCGGACGCTGATGAATGCGACGATAACCCTCCTTCCACAACGCCCGAGCAAGAAACGTGGCAATTCGGACAACGTGTTCTTCCGACCAGTGTGGCTTGGCAAGATGAAGCAGTTCGTGAATCACCGTGTCGATTCGATCCTTCTCGCTCTGTCTCGGATCGATTTCGATGAGCCTTGTGTCCATCCAGACCTGACCAAACGCATTCTCACGCCCGAGCTTCTTCTCAACGATCTTAACCCTTGTGATGGATTTCGCCCGTTTCACGCATGAACGCTCCCATGAAGTTCTTCAAAAACAAACGTCCAACTAATGAGGAATTCAAACAAGCGTGTGTCGCCGCGTTTGCAATGGGCGTCGTCATCACCAGCGCGTACTTCATCCTCTTCGTTCTAAAGCAATGAACGCGCAAACCGAAGCCGACCTCCGCGAGGAGTTGGCCGAGTACAAATGGATTTCCAAGGAATTAGCAAAATCTCTTGGATGCGGATGCACGGTTGGTGGAGAGTTTCTCGACCTGTGCATCAACTGCAAAGAAACACAACAAGCATACAAAACCATACAGAAGACCTATGAACCTGAACAGCTCACACAAAATCGTCCGAGTCGCTGATGCCGACGAATCGACGCCCAAGATCGACTTCGCCTACATCGACCGTAAGTACAAGGAATGGCTCGTTCGCCGTGGATTTGCCGATGAATCCGATAGCGGGGAACTTGGAATGCGCCGTTCCAAACTACGGGGTGTCGCCAAACGAACCGCTTTCCATGACAACGACTGAAATCTCCAGAGAACAGCTCTTGAAGGAAGCTCCGAGACTCGTCGAGTATGCTATCCTGCGGGGTTGGATGAGTAGGCCAAAGAAGCTCAAGATGATTGATGGCTCCTGGCACTCAAACGACGCCGGTCAGGTCCAGACGCTTACAGACGATGAAATACAAAAACTCAGGAAATCCGTCGGTATCGGTTGAAGTCATCTCCGACGACGTAGAGATACGGATCGGAGAAACGAAGTGGGCTGGCGTGGTCTACACGCGAGAGGGCAAATCAAAGGTGTACGTTCGAACGAAAGCTGAATTCAAAGCCAAGTTCACACCCGTATCCGGTGATAAGCCCTGACCATTACATCGCCGCACAAGAGCAGCTCTTTGGGAAGTTTCAGAATCGCTCCATCAAGATCCAGCACTGGAGCAAGTACCTGATAACACCCAAAGAGCTGGCTCTGCTTTTCAGAAAGTTGGAAGAACACAAGTCGGTCATTCGCCAGATTGCCACGACAGACATTGGCAAGAGCGGCGACATAGCGCGCAAACACCTTGGAATCTAATGAATCAATCGAAATTCGACCGTGCAAGAGCATGGGTCAAAGCCACGCCAGGAGCCATCGCAGGTCAGAACGGACACGGGGCGACATTCGCTGTTGCCACCGCTCTCGTTCACGGATTTGAGCTGACCAGAACGGAAGCTGAGACGCTTCTCTCTGAATACAACACGAAGTGCAGTCCTCCGTGGAAACCGAATGAACTGGCCCACAAGCTGAATCAGGCGCAAATCGTTTCGCACGACAAGCCGCGTGGATGGCTTCTGGAATCACACTCAAGCATCGGTCAGGGCGGCACTCCGGTGTCTCCAACCGGCAAGTTCGTGGTGCGAAAGATCCAAGCAATTCCGCAATCAGACTTCCGATTTTCAACCATAGATTTCTTAAAAGCCTGCTTCGAGCCGGACGAAGTTGTCTGCATCTGCAACGATATCGTGAGCGACGAGGAAGGCAGGAGTAGGCCAGCTTCCAAGGGTACGTTCCTCAAGCGCGAGGAATGGATTCAGAATCACTTCACACCACCCATAAGCTCGATGTGGACGAGCGAGGAGAGCAAGGGTGCTTACGTCCGCATCAACCCGTGTCTCGACGAGAGCGGCTCAGACTCTGGTGTCTCCGCCTATCGCCATGTCCTCATCGAGATGGATGAGAAGTCGAAGGACGAACAGTGGACAGCATTGAAGGAGTCGAAGCTGCCGCTGTCGGTCGTCATCGATTCAGGCGGCAAGAGTCTGCACGGCTGGGTGCGAGTGGATGCTGCGAACAAGGAGGAGTGGTCAGAGCGCCGTGACATCGTTTACCGGCATCTTGAGAGCATTGGCATCGATCCGAAGAACAAGAACGCGAGCAGGTTCAGTCGTCTCCCCGGCGTGATGCGTAATGGCGCCGAGCAGAAGCTCATTGCGGTCAATGTCGGCGCGGTGAACTGGGAAGCGTTCAGGGACGATCTGGATGCCCAAGATCTGCCGATGGAGTTCACGCTCGATAGCATCATCGAGTACGATCCTAAGAACGATCCTGACAATCTGATCGGCGACAGATGGATTCGACGCGGTTCATCGCTTCTCTTCGTAGGCCAGAGTGGTTGCGGCAAAAGCTCGATGGCGGCGTATCAGGGTCTGAAATGGGCGTCGGGTGAATCTTGGTTTGGCGTCCGGCCCGTCCGTTCGCTAAAAGTGGTTTACATTCAGTCGGAGAACGACATCGCCGATCAGCATGATGCACTCAAGGGGGCGGCCCAGATGACGTTCGGAAAGGAGAACTGGGAGCGAGGATTGCGGAATGCGAACATGCTCTTCTTCCGCGAAACGGTTCGAACGGGTGCTGACTTCGCCGTGATGCTGCGCCGCTTAGTCAGGAAGACAAAAGCCGATCTGGTTTACATCGATCCGCTGCTCTCCTACATGGGCGGCAATCCGTCGGACATCGAGGTCTGCGCGAACTTCACGCGGCATCTGCTCCAGCCGATTATGATGGAGACAGGCGTTGTCCTGGTGCTTGTCCATCACTTCCCAAAGCCGAAGGGTAAGGACGACAAGCCTGAGAGCGTGGCAGATTTGGCCTACTCGGGATTCGGATCGTCGGACCTGACGAACTGGGCGCGCGAGGTGATTGTGATGAAGGAAGTTGGATTCAACAATCCGCGCCGCTTCATGCTCGGCATGGCGAAACGGGCTGATCGTTCCGGCATGACTGATAAAGACGGAAAAATCACCGGATCGATTATGATCCAGCGTGGGTCGAACGGCGACATCTCATGGAACTACGCAGAACCTGAGAAGTTCGTCGTTGATAAGGAGTCGGCTAAGAAACCGTACTCCAAAGGGAAATACCCTAGGCGTTGAAATTGACTTCGCCATACTTCTTGCTACGGTTTTCGAATGCGCCAGTTCAATCTCAAGTGCAAGAAATGCGGGAATGAATTTATCGCCGAAAGTGGGGCAAAAAAGACATGTTTTGATTGCAGAAAGTGCGTTCAGTGTGGAAATCAAAACCGCTGTTTCGGACACAAGTTTTGTTCAAAAAAATGCTCTGCTAAATTCAATTTTCATAATAACACAAAGATACAAGAAGTAATAAACAAACGGATTTTTGTTAAAACATGCGACACATGTTTTCAAAAGTTTGAGTCAAAATCTGGAAGCAGAATTCGATGCCAGAAATGCTGCGTTTGCAAGTTTTGTGGAAAACAGATGAAAGATGCTACTGACGATTTTTGCGGACTTAGTTGCGCCGGAAAATGGAGATATCAAAACAGTGAAAAAGTTCGTGCTGCAATGCTGAGCGGAGTTTACTGCGAGCATCGAGGAAAATCAATTTCCATGGCAATAGCTGGAAAGCCAAGGCCATACATGCGCGGTGAAAATAATCCTAACTGGAAAGGCGGAACCTACGGCACTGAAAGGCATGCAGACATGGGAAGGACAGAGTACGTTCAGTGGAGGAAGTCCGTGTTTTCAAGAGACTCCTACAAGTGCATGAACAAACTATGTACCAGCGGATCTTCAAGGCTCCATGCTCACCACATCCTCTCCTGGAAAGACCATCCAGACAAAAGATATGATGTCGCAAACGGAGTCACCGTTTGCGTTCCGTGCCACAAGCTGATCCACAGCAGCAAAGGCTGCTTGGTCCAACTTTAAGCGTTGGCTTTCTCGCGCAACGCTCGGCGACGGCCTTTTGCCGCCAAAGACTGAAACTTTTTTTTACCTAGCTTAGAACGGCCAATCCATGCGGCCAAAGCCTTCGGATCGCGCACACCCTTCTTCTCAAGACTGCCGATCAGCTTTTCGTAACGCCCGCCACCACCAAGTTTCATCTTGTCCATAAATTCAAATAGGGTTTGAGGTTAAAACCGACAGAACAATCGCCAGAATCCAAGCGGCGCAGCTCCAATACTTGGGCGTCGTTTTATCCTTCGCGCTGGCGCAGTTATGCCGCGCGCGGAAGTTCTTACGACGCTCAGGATTGTCGCGTTTGATTTCCATGTTCGGATCGCCGAAGCGGACGATGACAACCTTGCCAGCCGGATTCTTGACGTACACCGCGCTCTTCTTCCGTTCACCAGGAGTGTAGAACGGCTTGTTGAGCGTCACCTTACGCCCCTTGTAGGTGTTACCTTTTTTAGAGAGGGAGGTTTTCATTTCGGCAGTTCCCCGGTGTCAGCGTACTTGCTCAACGCATCATAAAGTGACGCCCTGGGGATGTTTGAGAACTTCTCAAAAATTCGAGCCGTATCTGCCGCGCTACGATATCCAGCAGAGCCAGATGCACGAGCCAGCGCCTTCGCAGCGACATTGTAGAATCCAGCATTCACCGCATTGCCGATGACGCCCATGATTCCTTCAACCGGCTTTCCAGCAGCAACCTTAAGAGCTGATTGAGGAATTCCAGCAACCAACTCTTCAGCCGCTTGGCCAGAGACAAGCGCACCGCCACCACCAGCAGCCCGTTCAGCCATCAAGATGGTTTTGTAGCCAGGAATGATGTCGTCAACGATTTGCCTGTACAGAGTTGGCCCAAGGATCTGTTCAGACCGCTTGATTTTGGAGATACCTTTGAGGTTTGGACCTTTTCCACCCAGAACAGTCTCGGCCAAAAGGATGTCCTCAATCTCTTTGGCCCGAGTCGAAATCAACGCTTCTTTGGCCAACTTGTTTCCAGCAACCGCCTCGCGTTCAAGATATCGAACAACAGATCCGACATCCTTCACGTTCGGAAGCAACTGAACCGCTTCAGATGCGACAGCGAATCCGGCAGGCGTTTTGGTCTGTAAGATGTCCAGCAACGCTTGAGGACCAGTTTTCTGGCCGGTGCTTTCAAGGAAATCGACGAACTTGGAAAGCTGATCTTTTGATCCAAGACCGATCTTTTCAAGCGCACCAGGACTCTGCGCTTCTAGGTTGTTGATCGTTCCAGCAAGCTTCTTGTAATCGATTGCTCCGGTGGCCTTGTCCGTTGCATCGCTGACAATTCCAGACCGGATAGACGAGTACACATCCTGAAGATCAGGTGCGTTTGCAACTCCACGGGATTTCAGCGTGTTAACAAGCGATTCGACATTGGCAAATTCAGGAGCAAGCAAACCTTGAGCTTTGACTCCACTGACCATTGCCTGACCAAGTTGGCCACGTTCCATGGTTTCTGGAGCAAACGCCCTGCGAACCCCGAAAAGATTCAGCTTCGGTCGAGTCGCCGCATAAAACTCATCGCCAGCAGCTCTTGCAGCAGCGGCTTCAGCACCTATGGCTTCAGGAGCCTGATCGGCAATCGTTTGGGAAAGAGTCGTTGCGAGATTTTTGACCTGCCTCTGCTGCCCAGTTCCAATGGCTTCACCAGCATAATCAGCAAAATCGTAAAGCTCATCTCGAAGGTCTTTCAGCTCTTTCAAGCTGGCCTTTTGCGGCACCGAAACTGTCACAGGCCGAGTTGGGTCCATCGACGATGGAGTCATTACCGTCTCAGTCCTCGACAACAGCTTTCTAGCCTCTTTCAAGCCAGAGGCATGAATGTCTGGAATCTGGGCCAACAGTTCATTTGCTTGAGCTGCAAAAGAAGGGTTGTCGCCAACAGGCTTAAACAGGTCGAACTTCTGAGAGTTTTCAACCGCATTGGCAGGTCCGTAGATTCTGTTTGCCTCAGCCTTGATTGCCTTCTTCGCCTGATCGGCGAGCGATTCAATTTGTTGGCCAGCAGGCACAACGCGAAACGCGGAAATGTCCTGACCTTTGAACAGGGTGTTTTTCACCGTGTCCTGATATGCCTGACGCGCCTGATCTACCGCTCGTTGCTGAGCCTGTTTCTGCGCTTGTCCGCGAGCAGATTCCAAAACGGTTTCCGCATCTTTCAGGTTTCTTGAAGCGTTTGCGATGTCGTCAATTTCATTGGCACTCAGTGCGCCAAGAAGTTTTTGAGTCAACGTGTTAGCTCCTTCGGCTGCAACACCAGTCAGCTTTTGAACTGCGGTCTTGATCTGCTCACCTTGACGAGCGAGCTGCTCGGTGATTGGCGGCATGCCAGCGCGAGATTCAATTCTCGATTCAAGACCAGCGAAACGAGGCATTGCCTGACCGAACGTAGGCTGAACTCCCTCCCCAATTCTTTCGACCGTTGCAGCGCGTTCTGCAGCGCGTTCAAATCCAGCACCGGCTCGACCAGCAATTGCACCGGGAACTTGAAATCCAGCAGTTAATGCCGCAGGAACAATTCCAGCCTCTGGCTTGAATTCTCCGGTTCTAACAGCCTCTCCGGCAACACCACCAGCGCCTTGCATGGCAATGTTTGCCAGCGGCTTTAGAATTCCTCCACCGGCAAGTATTGGGGCGACTCCTGTAACAGCGGATGCGGCAATCTCTCGACCAGAGTAATCTTCTCTCCTTCCAAAAAGCTTTTCGAGCGTTTGACCAACAGCCTCTCCGATTGCTGAAGACAAAGCTCCAGTTCCCATCATGGCCGGAATTGACATGCCACCAGTAAGAGGAGCCGCTGCAAGCGCGGGAGCAACGCGGGCAGCGGTTGTAGTGGCAGTGCCAATATCTTGCCTAAGCTTCTCCTGATCGACTGATGGCATGAATGCCCCAGTGGCCAACTGCCTCTGCCCAATTTGAGAAGCATCCTGAACTGCCTGATTCAACTGAGCTGTCGATCCAACAGCAGCGGCAGCTTCAACCTGCGGAACAGAGGGTTGAACTTCCGGCTGCGCCGATCCACGCAACGCAGACAGAACATCGGATTCAGTCGGCTGCGTGTCGGACTCCAAAACAACGCGCTTGCGAACGCCGTTGTCGTTAACCGTTACAGCAAATTTTGGCATAAGTTATTACGGGATGACTTCAACGGATTCGATCTTTATGCCACCAGACGAAGGTGCGGCAGTGGTGGATTGCTGCTGACCAAACGGAGTCAGAGGAAGCTTGTAACGGGTGACAAGTTCGTTGGCGAATTTGACCTGTGTAGGAGGAATTCGATAAGTATCTTTAAGTGAGCGAATTGTTCCGTACAAATCTTCAGTCGCCATTACCGCAAAATTGCGAACATCGTCAGCAAAGTTTTGGCTCTTGACGTTGCCAAGAGCAGCCAACAAGCGCTGCATTTCTTGATTTGTTACAGCTTTTCCAGATTTCGCAAAGGCAACAGAGTTAAACTCATCTTGGAACCGTTGCAGCAAAGCGTAAGCATCTTTTTCCTCTTGAGTCTTTGCTCCAGCCAAACGCTTTTTAATGTCAGTCACCCTTCCATCGATGATGCCGACATACTTTTGAATGGATTGAGGTCCATAGTTATTCTCAAACTCATCAAGTTTTTTGACCAAATCGCTAGATTTTCTGGAAATAGTTTCGTCTGCGGTGAGTCGTTTTTCTGCATCTCCATCTGGTGTTTTCCATTTTCCGGTCAAAGCGTTGTTTCTGATAAACGCATCAGTTTGCTCGTCCGGTTTTCCAAATGCAGATGTGTACTCAGAGATGGCGAGTTCAGCGTTCCTCTCCTGGGTTCTTTCAGTTGAAGATTTTCCGCGTTCCTTGGCCAGCTTGATTGCATCTCCAATACGCTGTTCAAACGGAAGAGTGCTGTTTGTCTGGGTGTACGCCGCCCTTACGTCTGGGCTGTAATCTTTCAGCTTTCGGGTTTCCAAAAGCCTCGGCATGTACTGATCAAAAACAGCCTGATCAATAGAACCTTCTGGGGTTACAACTTTGACATTGAACAACTCCTGAATATCAGCGGCATCGCTGAGCTGCTTGTTTTCTATGGTTTGCAGCGATTTCTGGAGTCGCGCGCGCGGAGCGTAATTGTCCAATTGTTGGCTTATCTGGAACATGACGTTCTGATTTGCCTTGGACTTAACCGGAAGAAATTTGGGAAACTCAGCCTTTGGATTCCTGAAGAATTCGTCGCGCAGTTGCAGATTGGTCTGCATGTTGCCGTAATCTTCAGTTAGCTTGGCCTGCTCATCCAGTGCTTGATTGTAAGCGTTGAGCTGAATCTTATTCTGAAGATCCGCCTGTTGCTTACGCATCTGTTGATCAGCCAGTTGCATCTGGAACTGCTCCACCAATCGCGCCTGCGTCTGCGCGCGGTCGAACAGATTTGCACCTAGCTGAAATGCTTGAAGAGATTGGTCGGCCATAAATCAGGGAGTTCCACCAAAGCCAACGGAAGGAGCGGTTAAAGACGGCGGAGGAGCCATCAGATTCGGAGCAGCGACTTGAGGCGTTTGACGCATCATGTTGGAGTAGTCCGACATCAACGCTTGCGACAGTCCATACTGTGTTAAAGCGCCGCCAACAGTTCCACCAAAATTGGTGAATGCAGTCTGAGCAGCTTGAGCCATCGGCGACGGAGCAGCAGCAACCTGGGCGGCTGTCAAATCGCGTCCGTACATTCTGGCCTGCTGCTCCTGAATTGCACCGATCCGCTGAGCAGGAGTAATGAACATGCTGCTCACCGAGAACGGCTGAGCCATTCCGAATGCGCGCTGCTGTTGGATGAAGTTCTGAGCTTGAGCAAGACCCTGATTCTGGAGCTGCATCGATGTCAGACCCAAGTCGCGCGCGGTAAGCGAACGACCGAATCCAGAACCAGCACCAAATCCACCAGAAAGAGCGCGTCCAGCGGTCGAGCGTTGAACCTGAGCTGAAACCTCGGGCGAAAGCTCGCCGGACAGAGCGGCACCGATATTCTTGCTGGCCTGCTGCACGATCTGATCGTAACCGGGAATCGCGCGACGAAGCTGGGTTTCAAGCAATGACTGTTCGGCTGCGGTCGTCTTCTCAGCCAACTTCGTGGCAGGTTCAAGCGCGGCAATGTTTTGCCGGATAGCGTTGGTCTGTTCCTGCTCGAAGTTGATCGGCTTCAGCTCAGGCACCTTCGGCTTGCGTCCGCCGAAAAGCCCGCCGAGCAAACTACCGGCAGCGGAGATTCCCGCTCCACCCAGAATTGCAGCTCCAAGTCCTATTGCCATAAATTATCCTTTATCAGAACCATTGTGAAAACCCACCGCCATTCAACCCGACTCCGACCATTCGGATCGTGTGAACAGCGTCGCCCAAATACTGCATCGTCTGCTCCTGCACAGCTTGAACAGCTTTGGCTTCGTAGGCCACTGCTTCCTGAATCAAATCGTTCTCTTCCTTCCGAATCGCCATGACCATCAGCTTGATGGCATCAGGACACGGAGGAATGAGGTAGTCATTCACGCTCGTCGCGTTGATATGGCGCATCTTCGCCATCACCGTTACAGGCTTGTCCTCCTCGTTGTTGCAACGATCCGCGAGGTAGCTGCGACGATACTGCGGCAAAGTTTCATCGGGGTCGTAAACTGCCAGATCCGTCTCCAGAGCAGTCGTCGCATTGTACTCGTACAAACGACTGACCGTGTTCGTCGCCTCACGAATGACTCCTGTCAGTTCGATGAATTTCTTGGTAGACTGAACGTACGGCAAAGCGAGCGTCAGCTTCTCGCCATCGATCCAGACTCCACCGCTCTGGGTTCGAATCCACTGCCCGTTCTGATCGACGCCCTGCAAGGTGATGGTTTTGCCGACATCCGAAGCGTCGCCAGGGTAGACTCGAAGATAGCTGTTAGTACCGCCAGACATGTCGCGGTAACTAACCACAGTGCCACGATCAATAAGCTGCTTGCCGACGCACACTTGATTTCCATTGAGAAGGCCATATCCGGTTTCCTGAAACTCGAACCACTGATTGCGAACCGTTCCAACTCCGCAACAATCGGCGATAGCTTCAATCGTCTCGATCTGACGCGGCCAAGTGATGCATCCACCGACCGTGTGGATCGTGAAACGTCCGTACGCACCAGCCCACAGGCCCTTGTGAAGCAGTCGGCGGCAAGCCTGATTGATGTAGTCGTAAACGCGCGCGTCATCGACGCAAACGCCGATAGCCCGAGCAATCGTTGACCTGATATCTTGGACGATCAGCTTCATTTGGTGTAGTAGACTCGGGCGGTTCGCTTGATGAAGTAAACACCGTAGAACGGCGGCAGGTTGTTGTGCGGCGCATCACCACCGGACGAAGTGGTCGGCAACAGGTTGGCCACGCCTTCCGAACGGTTCGTCGCGCTGAACACACTCGTATCAGCCGATCCGCGCTGAGTAAGGTTGATGTACTGGTCGAGAATCTGATGCGTGTGCGACGGCATCTCGGCGGTGACAAGCGTGTGTTTGTCCTCACCGGCAACAGCGGTCGAGGTGGTCGTTCCATTGACACTAACCACGCCACTTGCAGCGAACGTTCCAGCGCCAACCGGGAATCGAGCTTCGAAATTCGTATCGATAGCCCACATCGAACCGGCGTAAGGATTGCCAGAGTAAACCGTTCCGTCGCCACCATCGTAAGAGAGGACATCGGCACTCGTTCCAACAAAGATGCGGCGTTCGCTGCTGTTTGCGGCGACAGGATTCTCCCTCGACCAATACCCACCTTGAAAGACCCACCAGTTACCGTTGTTGTCCAACCACGGGTAAACCTGATTGTTCAGCGTCGGAGTCGTCGGACCAAAGTTGAAGAACGAGTTTCCAATGGCGCTGTTGAAGTTCGCCTGGGTACCGCTGATGACATCGTTGGCCAACTGCTGGTAGTTGGACGGGCAATACCCGATGGGCAAACTCGGCGGAGTCAGCGTGATGAGCGTAAGGTTTGGCATGCTGTTTTAAGGGTTAACGGCTTCCGAGGTGTAGGTCAGCGGGTTGATATCACAGACATCAAGCGGTGTGCAGGCCGGATACACTGTCCGGCACTCACCGACACTCGGTTCCTGAACATCGTAAGCGTGAACTCGCAAGCTCTTGATCCGGCAATACCCGATGATATTGAGCATCACCTGAACCTCGTAAAGGTTGCGAGCCGGTGTGCTGATCGTCTCATTGCACGGCAGATCCGAAGGCGTCGGAAAGCGCATCTTCGGGCGATACTGCGGCTTGAAGTTCGTCAGCGGACACAGATCCAAGCACTGCGTCGTCGTCGCGCATTCGGAGAAGTCGATCCACTCGATCCAACCAGGATACTGATCGGGGCGATAGGTGACGTTGAACGAAACATCGCCCTCAAGCTGATCGATGAACAAGTCGCCCGAGTCCAGACGCTTCAGACCGAACGGAACCTCGAAGTTGTAGGCACGGCTCTGAACCAGCCATTCGATTTCCTTCTTACCCTCGGCGACGTTGTTGTCGAACTTCTCGCCCTTGGTAATCTCCCAGATTTGAATCGTTCCGTCCGATCCGCGAGCGATGCAGAAGCACTGATCGCCGTAGGCGTTCTCAGTCTTAACAACCTGAAGCGCATCAAGTCCGGTCCAGATTCCAGACCAAGCAGGCGGAAACTTCTTCCGCATCGACGTAATCAGGTCGAAGTCCAAGACCGCCATCGCCTTGTGAATGACGCCCTCGGCATCGTACCGAGGCTGACAGGTCATCAGCAACCGATTGTCGAACACGACCGCAGAACTGGCCCACAGGAGATTCGTCTGATCGTTCTCAATGACGTTGAGCATCTCGCTGCTGATCGGGGTGTTGCCCCAATCGGTGAACGAGCGTCGAGCGATGATGAACGAACGAACGCCATCGACAGCGCGGTAGAAGACATCGCCATTGATGGTAATGGCGGAACGAGCGCCGAGTGCGCCGCTCGTAAGCAAGCTGATAGCCTGAATCGGATAGTTCAGGTTCTTCCAAACATCACGATCAACAGGCGCTTGAACCGAGAAGACGTATCGAGGTGTGAAGACTAAAAGCGGACCTTGGCCGAGCGATGTGTCAGGATCGCCTGGGACTGCCATCGCCGTGATGCCGCCTGAATCCGACGGAACCGCAAAGTCTCCGCCCTCATTAAGGAAGGTGTTCTCGGTTTCTTTGAGAACACTGGCTCGCGTTCCATCCCCATAAACGATGTCAGTCGCTCGGAAAGAGAATCCATTCGGCAGCGCGTACCAGATGCGGCCATTGACGTAGGCCATGACCTTGCCGCACTTGATTTCGTCATCCGCAGCACGGCGCAGATTCGTTCCGTTGAAGATCAGCGGCCTGCTGAATCCATCCTGAATGACGACGAAGTTTTCAGCCTGAACCATCCAGCCATCGAGCAGATTCGACGGATTCTTCAGATCATCAGAAACACTCAGGTTCTGAGCCTTGTTCTGGGCAACGTCGTAGAACCAGACCTCGCCGCTGATCAGCATCAGGATGAACGTGCGTCCATCGTCGGCAATGTAAGGAAGCGCACACTGGAACGTGCCGCTTATCGATTGAGGTCCGTAACAGTCTTCCGACCAGCCATCAGCGGTGACGTTCGTCTGGTCAGCGGTAACCTGATCGTTGTCAGCCGTGATGGTGACACACAGATCGTAATTCTTCTGAACGAAGCCGGGGCGGCATGAGACAAACCCCTGTCGGAAGTTGGCATTGACCGCGAACGCCACCTGATTCTTGTCCACCTCAGACGGCATCACGCCAGCGTCAATGCCACCCTCAAAGGTGACAGTTCCGTCCGTGTACCTCCGTGGTGCGCGTTCGCTCATGGTTTAAGCCTGAATACGCTGGACAGAGAATGAGGAGCCGGTTTCGACGATTACATCGTGTGAAGTTGTCTGAATCAAGATGTCGTAGTAATCGCCAACTACAGACGCCTGATCGACGTAAGAAAACGACACAGCAGGCAACGATTGTGGGGATGCGTTAGTGGCGTTGAAATCAAGCGTTTGAAAGATATTTGACCCATTTTTCCGCAAGAAAACAACAACCCGAGCAACGCCGCCACTACCAAGAAGATTGAACAGACCTTCAATTTTGTAGTATCCAGTGTACGGAACCACAAATCGACCAGTCGCGGCAACAAAGCCAGAAGACGGATCTAAGTTTGCCCAAGATCCAGAAGGAAAATCTGTAAGGCTAAACGGATTTTTGGTTGTTCCAGACGCAATCAGGTTAGTTCCGGTCAACCTCCGCGTAAACGTGACGTAGCTGAACGGGACAATCGACGGAGCCGACAGTGTGATGTTTCCGGCGCTGTTCGTAACAACAATCGGAGACGTTCCAACAATCTCCTTCTGGAGATAGGTCGAGCCGTCGCCAACCGGAATCTTGTTTGCGGGAGCGGTCGTCAGGTTCGTTCCGCCCTTGGCAATCGGAACCGTGCCGGTGACATCGGCAATCGGAATCGTGGCAACCGTGGAAACAGCACCAAAACCGCCCGATCCTTGAGTCTTGAGATAGCCAGCCGACAACGAATCAAGAGCAGTCTCGTTCGTCAGCGTGGCGTCTGAAGTGCGACAAATGTACGACGCGCCAACCGGAGCGCCGCCCGATGCACCAGCAGCGCCAGTCGCCCCAATCGCACCAGCCAGAGTGATAAGGGAATTAGTCGGAATCAGGGTGGTAGGAATAGCATTGGCGATTCCCAGGACACCCGCAGCGGGGTTTTGAAGCGTCAGTTGCAGGCCGTCAACCGACAGCACCTGCATGTATCCAAGACCCTGAATCGAGACGAAGAACTGGCCAGCAACCGATTCCGGTAGAAATTCGGTATTATCAACGAAAACGAGGACACTCGAACCGAGAGCAGGGACAAAAAACGGAGCGGTCGTGTAGGTGAACGAGTCAATTCCGTCCGTTCCATTGGTGCCGTTGGTTCCAGCCGGACCTTGAGGGCCGGGGATATTCACGACAACCGGCTCGGAGTCGCAAGGCTGGCAACAGCCGGATGAAGAAACAAGTTGCGACGGCATATTTTTCCTTTGCCAGACGGTCAAGTCCAGAGTGAACTATTGCAAGGCCAAACTATGGCAGAGCAAGCGTCCGAGCATCCACTGATTCAGCATAAGTACGGGATACGTTCACCCGTCAAGATTCCAGACCTAGAACTGGAACTTTACGCATTCCGAAACCGGCTCCAGCCAAACGAGGGTGGTTTAGGCACTTTCGACCATTTTGTTAACGCCACCAAGATGCTTTGGCCTAAGCTGAGCTGGAATCCATGGCTGGAAGCTCAGGTCGAAAGTCTCTGCGAGCATGATTATGTCGGCTGGGCTGGATGCGGCGCGTCCGGCAAGACGTTCGGAGCGACTCTTTTCGCTACCGTCTGGTGGTTGGCCAATCCTTCCAAGTCCACCGTTGTCCTAACCTCGACGACCGCAAAGATGATCCGCAAGCGTATGTGGGCCAATCTTCAAGATCTGGTCCGTAAGTCGCGCGGATTCCCTGGCAACATGGTCGATTCGAAGATGGCCTTGCAGGCTATCAAAGGTGACGACCGGCACTCGATATCGGCCATTGCTGTCGCGGAAGGTAATACGGCGAAGGCTGTGGCCAACATCCAGGGTATCCACGCCGAGCGAGTGATGGTCATCATCGACGAAGCGACGGATACGCCCGAAGCGGCTTTCGAGGCTTGCACGAACCTTTCCAAGGGTTGCCGCGAGTTCAAGATGCTGGTCATCGGAAACCCCGCTTCGAAGTACGATCCGCACGGTCGATTCTGCACACCGGCAAAGGGTTGGCGCAGCGTCACGATTGAAGATCAACATTGGCTGACCGAGCGCGGCATGTGCCGACGGTTCGACGGCATGAAGTCGCCGAACATCAGCGAAGGGCGGACAAAGTATCCATACCTCATAACGCATGATCAGGTGTTATCCGCTATGCGACATGAGGGCGAACAAAGCCCTACATTCTGGAAGTACACGCGCGGATTCTGGGCGCCGGACGGTATGGTCAAAACGGTGCTTTCCGAGTCGCTGATTGAGACGCACACGCCTACGAGAAAGTTGACGTTCACGACCAATGTCGAGCAGGTGGCTGCTCTCGATCCTGGTTTCGGTGGCGACAGATGTATCCTTCGCTTTGCCAAGGTTGGCACCGCAAACGACAAGGTCAGCATACTTTTTCAGGACATCATCCACATATCCGTCAACGCTCAGCTAACGGAGCCGGTGCATTATCAGATAGCCAATCGGGTTAAAGAGGAATGCGCCAAGCGCGGCGTTGCACCGGACAAATTTGGTCTGGATTCAAGCGGTGAAGGAGGCGGCTTGGCCGACATTCTGACCCGCGAGTGGGGCGTGGTTCATCGCGTCGAGTTCGGCGGTTCCCCATCAACCATTCCGGTCAGCGACGAGGATAGTCGGCCATGCAATGAAGCGTACGACCGGAAGGTGACGGAACTCTGGTTCTCGATGCGGAAATGGGTCATCGAGGAGCGTATTGGCGGAGCGGACATCGAGACGCTGCAAGAGTTCTGCTCGCGCATGTTCGATGATTCGAAGCGGAAGATATCGGTCGAATCCAAGACCGTGATGAAGCAGCGCACCGGAAAATCGCCTGACTTGGCCGACGCTGCTGTAGTCTTGCTTGATCTAGTCCGCAAAACCGCCGTCCTCGAACCGCGAGCAACCAAGATGGATAAAGTTTGGGAAAAGCTCGTTAGAGACGCTGATTCAATCTATTACGACGACTTATGAGCAAAGTCACCGGATACAAAGTCCTGAACGAACACATGGTCATCCCTGGCGGATGGCATTATCGCGTCCCCGAAACCGGCATTGAAATCATGGGCGGATCATGGCCGCAACTCCATGAGTTCGTTCGTAACCATTACACGGCCAACGCGATACCTATCCCGTCCAATCTCGACACGTTAATCACCGAGTATGCGTGTCGTAACGGTGCAGATTGCGCGTTCAACGAGGTAGAAATTCCAAAGCCTGAAGGCCGTAAATCGCTCCAGATTGGCGATGTTATCCGCTTCAGCATGAGTTTGCTTCATGGGTTGACCGTTGGCGGAGGCAAAGTCGATCAGGCTGAAGCGACGCGAAGGGCGTCGATCTGCTCGAGCTGCATGTACAACCGCAAACCGCTCGGATGCACCGGATGCAATGCTCGGGTGCTGAAAGAAGCGGTAAAAACTTTTTCTCAGCATGGCAGCACACCCCTAGACGAAAGCCTGCAAAGCTGCGAATTTTGCGGTTGCTTTATCAGGAGCATGGTGTGGTTTCCCATTGAAACGCTCCATAAATTTACAGACGCTACAGAGAACAAAAACCTTCCGGCCCACTGCTGGAAAAAACGACCATGTACGGATCAATAGCCCAACTGCCGCTTGAAACCCTCAACGAAGACGGTAAAGCGCCAGAGACGCGCATAGCCGACGCGGCATCGGCCCGTGAAATCTTCCAGAAGCTCATCATGGCCGACGAGCTTCGTAACAATACTCGGGCTAAGCTGCGCGGTCTGGTTGATGGCAATCCTCCGTACAACCCCTCCGAACTGCGCCGTAACAATCAGGCGTTCCGAACCAATGTGAACTTCCGCGAGTCGGAAGCGTTCCTCACGTTGGCCATGTCTGCCTTCTACGATGTCTTCGCTGAGGTTCCGACCTACGCGAATGTCCGTACCGCTTACGGCAACGACATGGATAAGCGGGAGGAATGGTCGAAGATCATCACCGAGGAGTTCGACCGGCTTCAAAAGCTCGACAAGGATTTCGATTACATCGTGCAGCTCTCTCAGCGCGAGATGGTTCTCATTGGCGATGGTCCGCTGATCTTCGAAGACAATACCAACTGGCGCTGCAAGGCCATCATGGCGACGGATCTTCTCGTCCCCGATGGCACCAAGTCGAATGTCAGCGATTGGAAGGTGGCCTGCGTCCGCACTCGCATGGGTGTCGATGACCTGTTCGAGAAGATTCAGGATGAGGAAGCTGCCCGTGCTGCTGGCTGGAATGTCGATTACGTTCGTGAGCGTATCCGAGCTGCGATGCCCGAGCCGTATCGCTCCGGTGTTCAGTACGACTGGGAGTTCTTCCAGCGCCAGCTTCGCTCGAACGACATTACCTTCTCGGCTCGTTCCGAGGTGGTGCTGATGTGCCACGTTTTCTACAAGGAGTTCGATGGTCAGATCAGCCACGCCATCATCGATGAGCGTGACAGCCAGGACTTCATGTATCGCAAGCTCCGCCGCTTCAAGAAGTGGGAGCAGGTGATTCATCCGATGTACTACGACCGTGGTGACGGCGAGCATCACGGCGTCAAAGGCTTGGGAATCAAGATGCTTCAGGCGATGGAGCTGAAGAATCGTCTGCGCTGCTCGATGGTCGATAGCGCGTTCGCTCGCACCCAGATCCTGTTCCGTCCGCTCAACCCCAATGCGCTCAGCAAGACGAGCGTCGTTCAGCAAGGACCGTATGCGATACTTCCGCCCGACTACGAGGTCATCCAGCAGAACATTGCTGGCGTTCTGGACGCTCCTATGGCGGTCAACGCGGACCTTGAAAATGTTCTTCAAGGCAATCTCTCTCAGTACCGCCAATCGCTCAACAAGCCGACCGGCAATCCCCGAACTGCCACCGAAGTCCAGGCCATCGTGGCACAGCAGTCAGCAATCGGTAAGACGCAGTTGAGCCGGTATTACGCGCAGCTCGATTCTTTCTTCGAGGAACGGTATCGCCGCGCTTCGAATCCCAATCTGAATCCGATTACCCGCTCGGATAAGGACGCGATTGAGTTCCAGCGTCGATGCAAAGAGCGTGGCGTTCCGGTTCAGGCCATGCTCGACATCGATTACGTCGAAGCGACTCGTACTGTTGGCCAAGGTTCTCAGTTCGCTAAACAGCAGCTTCTTGGCTCGCTCCTCGGCCTGCTCGGTTCTCTCCCCGAGGGTGGCAAGGTTAACCTCTTGCAGGACTACATCGCAGCTCAGGTTGGCCAGCAGATGGTTGATCGGTATCTGCCGAGTCAGTTGCAGACTTCGAAGATTCAGGATCAGACCGCTCTGGCTGTCCTCGAACATTCCTCGCTGCGCCAGGGCAACATGGCGGTCGTCACCGATACGCAGAATCACATCGTCCACATCGACACGCATCTGGCGGCTGCGAACGAAGCTGCTTCATCGCTCCAGCAGGGTGGCAATCCGCAAGAGATTGTCCTCTTCCTTCAGGGCATCGGTCAGCACGTTCAGGATCATCTGCAACGCCTGTCCACTGATCCTACGCGGCGTCCGCAGGTCGAGGCTTACACGCAGCAGCTCCAGATGCTTAGCCAGACTATCGAACAGCTTGGACAGTTGATTCAGGAGCAAGCTCAAGCGATGGCGCAGCAACAGCAGGCGATGGCGATTCAGCAGGGTGTCGATCCGAAGACCGCTGTTCTTAACGCGGAAGTTCAATCGAAAATCGCTCGCCAGAACGCCGAGACTATGGCCAACATTCAGCGTCAGAACACGAAGGCGATGGCCGACTTGGCTCGCCGGAATGCGAAGACGACGGCGGACATTCAACGAGCGAACGCAACTGCTGAGTCGAACTTGGCGCGTCAGGGATGAAAAACATACACTTCGTACACGGTCTTCACGACGACGGATTCAACATCTGCGAGCGAATCGCAATCGCTTCGGCGTGGATGAACAATCCAGACTGGAGCGTTTTCCTGTGGTGTCCGAATGAGCCGGTCGGCGAGCAATGGGAGAAGCTGAAGGCGAAGGTTCCGGTTCGGGTGATGCCGATTGGAAACCCGAAGACATGGAACGGCAAAAATGTCCCGCAGCATCAACATCGAGCCGACCTTATTCGCCATACCATCTTGTATGCGATGGGTGGCGTTTATGCGGACACCGATACAATCACGGTTGCTCCGTTTCCTGAAGATTGGCTGAACCACGACACGGTGATTGGCCGTGAGTTCTGCGGCAACGAGCCGACGATTGGGCTTTGCAACGCTGTGATGTTCTCGCAGATGCACAGCCGATTCCAATGGAAGTGGCTTCAGAAATGGCAGGAGTTTGACGGCAGCGGATGGAACGAGATTTCGGTTCAATATCCGCTGAAGATCCACAACGAAAACCCCGGCTTAGCCAAGTCGGTTGACTTCGAAATGCTTGGGTTTATCCACTGCGGCTCTTACAAATACTGGGAGGGAATCCACTCTCTCGATGGATGTGTCATCGCCCACCTGTGGCGCACCTATCACGATCAGAAGATGCGCGCGCTTACCGAGAATGAAATTTTGAAACGCGAAAACACCTACTGCCTGCATGCTTCAAAATATCTTTGATCGAATCTACCTGACTGACGAATGGAACGGTGGTTCCGGTCCTGGTTCGCATCCGTCCAACACCGCAAAATACGTCAAGTTCCTCAATTCGTTCATTCGAGAGAACTCGATCAAGTCGATTCTGGATATCGGCTGTGGAGATTGGCAGTTGATGTCGATGGTTGACCTGTCTGGAGTTCGATACAAGGGCATCGACATCAGCCCAGTTGCCACATCTCTTGCGAGGTCAAAAGCTCCGGCAAAAGCTGACATCAGCAACGAAAACATTGAGAACATCACCGAGTCCTTTGACTTGGTTCACATCAAGGATGTTCTCCAGCATCTGGAGTTTTCTGAGTGCCGAAGAATCCTTGAAATCATCTCGTCCCGACACAAGTCGGCGCTTGTTGTGAACGAGCATCCTCCGGCATCGAACGATATCAAGAACGGTCAGTACAGGCCGCTGAGCATCGTTGCTGAACCTTTGTGTTGGCCACGGGCAACGGTCATCAAGGTTTTCACCAATCCGCTGTTCAGAAAATCAGTCACCTACATCCACCCAAAATGACAACGCATGACGCGCTTAAAAACTTCGTCTCCGAACAGTTCCCGAAAATGGGCGGCTGGTGCGATCCAGAAAAGGGATTCGAGATTGGAAAACTCGTTATCGACAACAAGCCACAACGAATCGCCGAAGTCGGCGTCTTCGAAGGCAAGTCAACGCTCGCGCTGGCCTACGCCTGCAAGCTGAACGGTAGCGGAACCGTTTACGCCATCGACTCTTGGAAGAAAGAGGACTGCATCGACGACGAGGTGAGCGGCAATCAGGAATGGTGGTCCAAGCTCGACCTCGATGGTCATTACGAAGCCTTCGTTGGACACACCGTCCGCGCGCAGGTTGTCCGTCACATTCAGTTCTGCCGCATGTCGAGCTGGGATGCTTCACGCTCTCTGCCCGACATGGATATGGTTCACATCGATGCCAACCACGCCGAATGGCCTTCTACGAGCGATGTCGTCAACTGGCTTCCGAAGCTCAAGGTTGGCGGCTATTTGATCATGGACGATGTGAACTGGGAATCCACGCAAACAGCCATCCGATTCGCGGAGAAATACTGTACGCTGGTTCAACGGTACGACCTAAAGGAAAGCGTGTTTTCGATCTACCAGAAGACTAAAAAATGATTCCAATCGTCATCACCCAGCGCGGATCTAAGCGGATTAAATTTGTCACCGAGAGCCTCAAGAAAGCTGGAATTGAAGACTATCGGTTCTTCCATGGATTGAACGGTGAAAAATCTGGGCTTAAGGCAACAATTCCGTACATCGAGGATAACAGACTAGATCCATACTACATTTGCTCAAAGCATGTCGGATGCACGATGTCACACATCATGCTCTGGTCCGCGCTTGAGATGACCAGGGAGGATGACTACTGGCTGGTTCTTGAGGACGATGTTGTTTTCAGAGATGGATGGCGAGCTGCTGTCGATCTTGCGCTGAAAGAAGTTCCAGAAAATTGGGACATGATCTTTGTCGGTTCATGTTGCTCCGTCGGGCGTGTTGAAGAGCAGGTTGGCCACAACCTGTATCGATGCCATCCGCTCTGCACTCACGCTTACATTGTCCGCAGGAAAGCGCTGAAACCGCTGCTGGAAACAACCGCCGAAATTTCTGCCCACATTGATTTGCTTATCTACTTCAAAACGAGGCATCTTTTGAACTCTTACTCCATTCTTCCAAGGGTGGCAGATCAGTTCGAAACTGAGATTCCAGACTGAGGAGCGCATAAAAATGAGAGACATCATCCGAGATATCAGCCTCAAGGCTCTTAAACGCTTCGCCAATGGTGGCGATGGTCATGCCGATCTTCTCATGCAGATCGAAGACCTCCGCAAAACGCTGGAGATTCGCACCAAGGAGCATGAGGAGCATCTCACCGAGGTCCGCGAGGAGCGCGATCATTGGCTTTCACTGTACGATGAAGTCAAATTTGCAGCCGAGTTTCTAATGAGCTACGCAAAAAATGATGTCCCCAAGCTGGCCGAACAGACCGATTGGGAGGTTGGCAAAATCGTTCTACCGGCTGAAACCGGGACGTACTACTTCAACCCTGCCATCATGCAGGAGGCAGATGGACGAATCATGCTCTTCGCCCGTCGCTGCCGCAACAAGCGCGAGAAGGACGAGGATGTCTACGTCGAAAAGAACGACATCGTTGCCTTCGAGCTGAGTAAAGATTTACGAGCCACAAAAAAGTCGATCCTCCAGCTCACGGCCAGCTACCCGAACGAACAGTTCGAAGATCCGCGTGTCGTGAAGTTCGGCGATAAGTACGGCATTAGCTGCTGCACGTTCGTTCCGTTCAAGAGCTACGCGCATCAGGCGATGTTCCTGCTCGATAAGCAGTTCCTGAACGTTGGCCGTTTCGATCCGATCTACGGCAACAACTACGCGCAGGCCATGATCAACGATGGCCATGAGAAGAACTGGCTCTACTTCGTCCACGACAACGCGCCGCATATGGTGTATTCGGCCAATCCTCATGTCGTTGTGCGCCTCAACGGGCGGTTAGAGAAGGAAGCTGAGTACGTCACCGACGAGTTCAATCCCCTCTGGAAGTTCGGCGAGGTTCGAGGCGGAACAAACCCCATTCTCTGCGACGGCCTGTACTGGACCTTCTTCCACAGCTCGCTGCCATGGATCAACAATAAACGCCGGTATTACATGGGAGCATACGCCTTTGAAGCCAAAGCTCCGTTCCGCATCGTTCGAATGACGACGTTGCCGCTTCTCACCGGCACGAATCAGCAAGACTGGTGGCCGGGATTGCCAGCGGTCGTGTTCCCGTGCGGTGCTTTCTTCGACAGCGCGAAGAACAACTTTGTCATTTCTTACGGCATCAACGATGTCGATTGCGGCTACATGAAGCTGCCGCTGGCCGACTTGCTTGAGGTGACGAAGGTGATTCGACCGAAGCGCGATGTGGTCAACAAGGAGAACCCGCCGACCCTGGTGGACGTTCTCGATCCGATTCCCGAGCGGCACAAACTGAAACGAAACAAGAAGTCTAAATACAATGAACTGGCTAAGAGGCTTGACGAAGAACCCAAGCAATCAGACGAAGCAGGATCTGCTGAATCTGCCTGAAGTAAACCTGAGCGATTGGCAGAACGATGGCCAACAGGCTGAGCTTGCTGCGATTATGAGGAATCCGATCCTTCGGATGGCTATTCGAATCGTATCGGAGTCAATTCCGGTGCCGATGCCGTCTCATGGCAGCAAGGAATCGGACATTATTTTCGCTGCCGGTGTAACCGCTGGCTACGCGCATTGTCTTGAAAACCTCCGTAAATTGGCCGTAATTGAAACAGCGAAAGAACCTGAAGCGACTTTTGAGAAATCGTACTAATCTCTAAAAATATGGAAGAACCCCTGAATTCACCTCTCGTCAATAGCCAGAATCCCGACTTTGGCAGCTCGTTCATCGACGCCTTCAAGGCCAGCGGAATCGATGATGCTGCGTCGGCCAATGAAGCCGCAAACACTGCGACTCAGGTTACCGAGCAGCCGAAAAAGCAGCAGAAGACCGACGATACATCTCCAAAGCTCAGTAAAGCTGAGAAGGACATCGAGCGGATGTTCGGTAGCAGCAAAAAGACGGCTGAACCCGCCGCCGCTCCTGCTGCCGACGACGCGGATATCCCCGAGACGATCAAGTCTACGAAAGCCGCTGATGCTTTCCGCAAGATCAAGGAAGAGAAGGCGCAGCTTGCCAAGCAACTGGACGAGCTGAAGGCTGGCAAATCCACCAACCCCGACTTCGAATCGCAGCTCAAGGCGTTGCAGGAAGAGCGTGATGCGCTTTCCGAGCGTGTCCGATTGCTGGACATCGAGCGTCATCCCGACTTCATCAAGAAGTACGAGGGCAAGATCAGCGGCGTGTTCGATTCTGTGAAGAGTCTTGTCGGAACCGACGGAGAACGTCTTGTTTCGCTTCTGAAATCGCCCGAGAGCGACTATCGCAACTCGCAGATCGACGACATCGTTGAAGGTCTTTCACCGTCCAAGAAGGCCAAACTTGGCGCTCTCATCGTCAAGTACGACGAAATCAATGGCGAACGCGCGTCCGAATTGTCCGAGGCTAAGGCCGATTACGATGCGGTCATCTCCAAGTACCAGCAGGACAACGAGGATGGAACAAAGGCTGCACTGGAGTCGGCCACGAAAACTTGGCAGAAGGTTTCAAGCGACGCTCGTTCGCTCGAAATCTTTGAACCGCGCGAGAACGACGAGGAATGGAACAGCGAACTCAACCAGCGCCTGAGTCTTGCTCAGCAAATCTTCAACGGTGAGAACAGCGAAGAGGATCTGGCAAAGGCCGCTCTCTGGGCTGCCGCTGCCCCTAAGTACCGCGAGCTGCTCTATGCCCAGGTCGAGGTGAACAAGCGTCTCCAGGCTGAATTATCCAAGTATCGCGGAAGCGAACCTGGAGTCAGCTCGCGCGCGACGACCGGCGGTTCCAGGCCTGCCAACACGAATGCTGCGAAGAGCGAGGACTTCGTTGCCAGCGTGATGAAGTCGTTAGGACGCTAAAACAATTATCCCCCGATGGTTTTCATTACCACCGGGGGATTTTCGTTTGAATCACTTACGGTAAGGACCGCTACCGCCTAGATAAGGACCGCTTCCACTGGGAATCGGCTTCGGCTTCGGCTTAACCGGAGGCTTTGGCGGCGGCGACTGCTTGTAAGGTCCGCTACCGGATGATCGGACGGCGGGAGAACCTTTGTATGGTGCGTTGTAGCTCATTCCTTTGGAAGCGCATACCAGCCTTCATGGATGGTAATGCGGTTCTTACTACGCACCGTTTTGCCGCTGGAGTCAACGACCCAAACCTTAGCCTTAACGTCCTCAGCGAGGCGCACAGGCTCACCGTGGGGGACGTAAATCACCCGGCTCGCGCAGCTCACGCTCATGCTCGCGCACACGATCAAGAAGGCCGCGCTTAAGATCGGGTTGCTTCTTAGCATCTTCGCTCGTCGTGTCCTGCTTCGTCAGCGAATGAAGCCAGATGACCAGCTTCATCACGAAGTCGGCCAGGAAGTTCATTCCGTCTGTTTGGCGGGTGCGGCAGCGGCTGATTGCTTGTTCTTCCAGATCGACCAGACAGCGCCGATCAGAGTGACAGTCGCGCCAGCAATCTCAGCAACCTGATCAGCACTGGCCAACCCCTTGGCAACGAGGAAACCGCCGAGCGCGCTAAGACCGTGGCGGAGAAGAGAGGAAATGTTCGGGTTCATTTATTTCTATTTTTGAATTTCTGGTACAGGTCAACCAGCTTGACAACACATGTCAGAAACGCGGCAAAAGCGCCGAGCGCGAGAGATGCCGTCTTTAGATTCGGATCGGAGAACATGGCGTTCCCCATGATGCCGATGACCGGACCACCGACGCCGATTGAGATATCTCGAATGAAAGCGTGGTGGTCCGTCATCGTGCTTGGTTAGTTAGCGTCCGCCTGCGACTGCTTGGCAGCTTCCAAAATCAGTTCGGCCAGAGGAACGCCGACCTTCGCATTCTGGAAGCCGCCAGCCTTGATGGCGATGTCGATGAGTTGCAGGAGGTTGTTCGCTTGTTCGGTGGTGAGTTCGATTTTAATCATGCCGCCGGAGCATCCGAAACAACCGGCTGTTCGTCAACAGCGGCGACAGGAGTTTCCGCATCGACGAGCGGCGGCTCCACCTGCGGCAACATCGGCGGGACGATTTCAACCGGCGGCGATGAAGGCTGCGCCGCCCACGGCAGCGGCGGAGCGATGATCGGAGGGTTGATCTGGTCAGCGATCTGCGCGGCGACGTTCGCTTCGATGGCCGTCTGATCGACGCCATTGGCGAAGCACCAGCCAAGCACCTGATCCTGCGTGAGCTGATCGTAAGGCGTGAAGTTCTCGGTCGGCGGAGCGAACGACGCGCTGCCGTAGCAGGTGCCGCTGTACTGATCCTGAGTGCCGTTGCACCTCCAGTCGGCGGTGATGACAACATCGGTGAGAGTGCCTTCGGTCGGCTTAACGAGAAGGCGTTCGATGATCCAAGAGAGGGTAATCATGGCTTACTTAGCTTCAAGAGTTTGAACACGGGCGGTGAGTTCCTTGATGGCGGCAACCAGCAGCGGAATAACATCCGTGTAGGCCACGCCAAGCTGATCGGGATTCGACGCATCGACCGCTTCGGGAAGAACTGATTGGACATCCTGAGCAATCAGGAACGAGCGGCGAGTGTTGGTCTGATCGTTCTTGTACTTTCCGATGATGGCTCGGAGCGAACCAACCTTAGAAACAGCGTTGCTGATCGGTTCGATGATGTCCTTCAGACGCTCGTCCGAGTTCGCGGTCCAAGAAGTTGCAGTAGAAGCGAGATAAACGCCGCCGCTGGTGTTCTGGACATACAAACGAGAATCAGACTTGTCCCACCAGATGTAACCGTAAGCGGTGCCAGCATTGCAGAACTTGATGGCGGACTGTCCAGTGCTGGTGTTCGTCGCGTTGATGGCGAGTTGATCGCCACCAGCATTCGTGATTGAGCTTCGGCAAGAAGCAATCTGGCTGGTTCCACCAAGAAGAAGATTCCCGCTCGCGTCGAGCGTCATTGCTTGGACAAATGCATTTGCACCACTGATAGGATTGCCAGCGGTGCCGCTGGGGGCGTTGTGCCATTGATGCTGGCCATTCTGAAGCTGGTACATACCAGCGTAACCAGTCACGCCGTACTTGTACTGGCTGGATGCGAAGTAGGCGTTGTTCATCACCCGCAGATCGGCAGAAGCGGGCCACCACAAAGCGTTTCCAACACCACCAACCTCAATCGCTTTGCCAATAGTCCACGCACTCGGCGTAACCCCCACGCCGACGTTGCCGGAGGAGTCGATCAACATTTTGACCGAATTGGTTCCACCGGCATCGTTGTAGAACGCAAGCGAGTTTGAGTTCGCGGCAGTCGATCCGTTGGCGATGCCCCAAGTGTTGCCAGATGCCGCGAGCATCAAACCGGCAAACGCTCCAGAACTCGTATTTTGATTCTCAACACGAGCGTATGTGTATGCGTTCTGGTCTAGTTTGATATGAAACCTCTGCGTCGGCGTAACCCCCACGCCCAGCCCCGTCGCGTTCAGGGTCATGGCGTCGGAAAGGGAGCTTGTTCCAATCCTGAAAAGATAGCTTTCAGCACCAAAACCAGCCCCTTTGTAAAGTGAGGTTGATCGGTTGTACGAAAGGATATCAATGCCACCAGAAATAATCGATCCAGTAGGATTGATTTCAAATCCTTGCGCTCCAGCATTTGAAACAACAAACGGAAGAGCAGGACTCGCAGTACAAATACCCACCCGATTGTTCGACGTGTCCACCTTCAACACGTTCGTATCCACCGTCAGATCGCCGGTGATGGTGGCGGTTCCCGGTACGACGATGTTATTGCCGCTCGGGCCGACAGCCGTGTACAGCTCGCTGAAGTTGCTGTTCGTGTACTGGAAAGCCGTACGCAGCGGCGTTCCCGTCCCGTCATTGGGGGACGTTCCGACATTGATGGTTTGCTGTGCCATATCGAATTAAATGATTTGGTTTCGGGTTACAGAAATTCGGTCATGTCCGCCGTGATGATCGTCGTGTCTACGGTAATCACCGTGTTGTCCGCCGTGATATCAGCCGTTCCGCCAAGAGTCGCAGCTTCCCAGAGTAGGCCAATCTCCAGCAGATTACGCTCGCGCGGACTCTTGCACGAAGCTCCATAAGCCTCGGCAATCAGATTAGCAGCTTCCGCGCAGGAGATTGTAGCCATATCAGATGATGATGAACCAAGCGGTTCCGTTGCTCATAACCGTCACGCCAGCCCACTGAGAACTCAGCGTGTACGCTTGAACACATAGATCCGGCCAGGAACCAGAGCAGCCTGCGGCAACGTAATCGTCACCGCTCCAGCCGTGGAATCGCAGAGCAGAAGATAATCTCCACTCTGAACATTCCCCGTCGCGCTCACGCTACGATACGTTCCGCGCGTCGCGCCACCGCCCTGGAGATATGTCGCAATGCGATTCTCCAGAGCGAGCTTCGCTAGCTCAATCTCCCACGGAGAACGACACCCCAGCGACGCCGCCTCATTGATCAGCGTCTCCGCCTCGTCGCATGTGATGTTTGGCATATCGATTTACAATTTAGGCCATCGGACC